GGGGATAATGAGTATTATGTTTTCTTTTCAAGAAATACAGTTAGAAAATCTGCAGAATTATATCTTAAAAATCACAATAGTAATAATGCTACTTTAGAACACAAATTAAAAGTAGATGGTGTAAGTGTTGTTGAAAGTTGGATAGTTGAAGATGTAGAAAAAGATAAGACTGCTTTATATGGTTTAAATGCAGTAGAAGGTGCTTGGGCAGTTGTTATGAGAATAAACAACGAAGAAGTATGGCAAGATGTAAAGAAAGGAATTTACAAAGGTTTAAGTATTGAAGGATACTTTGCTGATAAAATGGAAAGACCTAAAGATAAAGATTTACAAGAAGAATTAAGTAAGATAGAAGAAGCAGAAGCAGAGTATATGCTATCTCAAATAAAGGCAGTTATTAAAAATGATAAAAGATTAAAAAAAGGTAAGAGAACAGAAATGGAAAGTTTTTCTGATTACCCACAATCTGTAAGTAACAATGCTAAAAGAGGTATCGAATTAAATAAGAAAGTAAATAATAAATGTGCTACACAAGTTGGTAAAGTAAGAGCGCAACAATTAGCAGACAGAAAGCCTGTAAGTATGGAAACAATTAAACGTATGTATTCATATTTAAGTAGAGCAGAAGAATACTACAAAACAGGAGATACAGAGGCTTGTGGTTATATATCTTATTTATTATGGGGTGGTAAATCGGCAAAGAGTTGGGCAGAAAGCAAAATCAATCAGAATGAAAAGTAACAATAATAAAACACCAAGTAGAACAAGTCCAAGAGCAAGTAAAAGAGGTTGCTTATGTAAGGATGGTAAATACTCTAAAAAGTGTTGTGATGGTAGCTTACAAGCACAAGGAATAGGTAGAACCTCTACTACTATATAAACGAAAATACAAATTAATTTTTTTAAATCTATATAATTATATGAAACCAAGTGAAATGTTAAATCAAGTAAAAACTCTTTTAGGGGTTGAAGTAAAACTTGAGCAAATGAAATTAGAAAACGGAACTGTTTTAGAAGCAGATAAATTCGAGGCAGGAAACGAAATCTTTATCGTAACAGAAGATGAGAAAGTAGCTTTACCTGTAGGAGAATATGTTTTAGAAGATGGACAAACTTTAGTAATCGAAGAAGAAGGTATCATTAAAGAAATGAAATCTGAAAACGAAGAAGAAGAAGTTGAAGTAGAGGTTGAGGCAAAAGAAGAAGAAAAAGAAGAAATGGGCTATGCTACTAAAGAAGAACTTGCAGAGGTTAAGTCAATGATTGAAGAAATCAAAGCAATGTTAGAGCCTAAAGAAGAAATGAGCGAAGAGCCAAAAGAGGAATTAAGCGAGGAAGTAAAAGAAGAAAAACAAGAGTTATCTTCTGATGTTGTAAATGAATTAGTAAATGAAATTCCTGAAGAAGTAAAACAAGAATTATCTGAACCTGCTGCTGAACCAATTAACACAAACGCAGAAGTTTCTAAAACAGAAGTAAAATTTAATATAGCATCAAAAAGAAAGATGTCTACATTAGATAGAGTAATGAATAAAATAAATAAACTTTAATAAATAATAAATTAAAATTAAATAAAAATGAGTGTATCTTTAACATCAACTTATGCAGGGGAATTTAGTGGTAAGTATATCGCTGCTGCATTATTATCAGCATCAACTTTAGATAGTGGTGCTATTTCAATTCTACCAAACGTAAAATTTAAATCTGTTATCCAAAAAGGAGCAACTGATGACATCGTAAAAGATGCATCTTGTGATTTCGTAACTAATCAAGGAACTTTAACTTTAACAGAAGCAGTATTACAACCTGAAGAATTTCAAGTAAATTTAGAATTATGTAAGAAAGATTTACATAACTCTTGGGAGGCTGCTCAAATGGGTTATTCTGCATTTGATAATTTAGCACCATCTTTCGCTGAATTTGTAATTTCTCACGTAGCTGCAAAAGTAGCTGATAGAACAGAGAAAAACATTTGGAGTGGAGCAACTGCAACAAGTGGACAATTTGATGGGTTTACTGCAAAGTTAACTGCTGATAGTGATGTAATTGATGTAGCTGCTGCAACTGTAACTGCTGCTAACGTAATCGCTGAATTAGGAAAAGTAGTAGATGCAATTCCAACTGCAGTTTACGGACAAGAAGATTTAACTTTATATGTTTCTTCAAATGTAGCACGTGCTTACATTAGAGCATTAGGAGGTTTCGCTGCAACTATTGGTGCAAATGGTTCTGATAACAAAGGAACTCAATGGTACAATGGTGGAGAGTTATCTTTCGATGGTATCAACATTTTCGTAGCAAAAGGTTTAGCAGACAACACTATGATAGCTGCTCAAAAATCAAATTTATATTTTGGAACCGGTATTTTAAACGACCAAAATATCGTAAAAGTAATTGATATGGCAGATATCGATGGTTCACAGAATGTAAGAGTAATAATGAGATTTACTGCAGGAGTACAACACGTATTCGGTGGAGATATCGTTCTTTATTCATAGTAAATTAATTAATAATCATTAAAGAGGGTGGGTAAAATAACCTACCCTTTTTTATTTAAAACACTATAAAAATATGGCTTGTTCATTAACAACAGGTAGAAAAGTACCTTGTAAATCGGCAGTAGGTGGTATAAAAACTATTTACTTTGCAGATTACGGAACATTAGGAGATGCAACTATCTCTGCAGGAGAGATTACTGCATTTTCAGGTTTAAACATTTCTTTCTATCAATTTGATGTAAAAGGTAGTTCTGCTTTAGAAACTGCTATTAACTCATCAAGAGAAAATGGTACAACTTTCTACGAAAGTACATTAACTATGTCTTTAACTTTTCAAGATAAGGCAACACAAGAAGAATTAAAATTAATTGCACACGCAAGACCTCACGTAGTTGTAGAAGACTATAACGGAAACTATTTCTTATTAGGATTAGAACACGGAGCAGAGGTAACAGGTGGTTCTATTTCAACAGGAGCAGCAATGGGAGATTTAAGTGGTTACTCTTTAACAATAGTAGCACAAGAAACTGCACCTCCTTACTTTGTAACTCCTGCTGCAGTAACAGCAGATGCATCAGCAGTACAGATTGACCCAACTGCATAATAATTATTTCTATTTTTAAAAGAGGGGTATCTTAATTGATACCCTTTTTTTTATTTACACACACAAAAAATACTTTTTATTACTATATACTAATATGAAAGTATTAACGACAAGTACAAACCCACAAACTATAAAAGTTATACCGAGAGTTTATGTTGCATCTGTTACTTTAAAATTAAGAGATGATAGCACAAACGAGGTAACTACTGCAAGTGTAAATACTGTTACTGATAAAGACTATTTAAGTTTATCTTATGCATTTAATTTAAAAGAGGGTAGATATTATGATTTAACACTTTTAGATGGTTCTGATGTAATATATTTAGATAGAGTGTTTTGTACAGACCAAACAATAAACCAAGATACCAATGATTACTATTCAGTTAATAAAAATGAGTATGTAAGTAAAGATGGTAATAACGATTATATAGTTTTATAATATGAATGATTTAAGAGTTTTAAACTTATCGACTTATACAAGTCCTAAAATAAAAGAAACGAAAACAGATAATTTTGTTTCTTATGGAGAGGACAATAATTACTTTCAGTTTTTAATTGATAGGTACAATGGTAGTGCAACAAACAATGCTATTATAAACGGAATGTCAGAAATGATATTTGGTAGAGGTTTAGATGCTACAGATAGCAATAGAAAACCTGAAGCCTATGCACAAATGATTACTTTATTTCACGATGATTGTGTAAGAAGATTATCAAGTGATTTAAAATTAATGGGAAACTGTGCAATGCAAGTTATTTATTCTAAAGATAGAAAAAGAATAGCAAGGGTTGAGCATATACCTGTAGAAACGTTAAGAGCAGAAAAGTGTAATGAGAAAGGAGAAATTGAAGCGTACTATATGCACCCTGATTGGGCAAACTATAAAAAGAACGATACATTAAAAAGAATAGAAGCATTTGGTTATGGTAACGAACCAATACAAATATATTACGTTAAACCTTATAAAGCAGGTTATAAATATTATTCTCCTGTAGATTATCAAGGTGGTATTCAATATGCAGAGTTAGAAGAAGAAATATCTAACTACCATATAAATAATATTATGAATGGATTAGCACCAAGTATGTTAATCAATTTTAATAATGGTACACCTGACCCTGAACAAAGACAATTAATAGAAAACAGAATATATCAAAAGTTTAGTGGTACTTCTAATAGTGGTAAGTTTATTTTATCTTTTAACGATGATGCGAATACTGCTGCAAGTATAGAGCCAATACAATTAAGTGATGCACATAACCAATACCAATTCCTTTCTGATGAAAGTATGCGTAAAATAATGGTAGCACACCGAGTTGTTTCTCCAATGTTATTAGGTGTAAAAGATAGTAGTGGTTTAGGTAACAATGCAGATGAATTAAAAACTGCATCTTTATTAATGGACAACACAGTTATTAGACCATTTCAGACACTTTTAATAAAAGCCTTTGATGATATACTTGCTTACAATGATATTAGCTTAAATCTTTATTTTAAGACATTACAACCTTTAGAATTTAAAGAGTTAGATAATGTAGTAGATGAAGAAACAAGAGAAGAAGAAACAGGTGTTAAGTTATCTAAAGAAAACGAAGATTTCAACGATGAAGAAATGCTTAATGCATTAGATGGAGAAGAAATATCTGATGAGTGGGAACTTGTAGAAAAAAGAGAATATTCAGAAGATAACGAAAGTGTAGAAGATTGGGCAGATAAATTAATAAAAGAAAAGAAAAGCACTTTAAACAAGTTAGCAGACTTTATAAAATCAAAACCTAACGATAAAAGTAAGTTAGATAAGAGTTACTATAAAATACGATATGAATATTCAGAAAAGTATTCAAGTGGTAATTCAAGAAAGTTTTGTACGAATATGATGGGTAGAACTGCTAAAGGTGTTGTATATAGAAAAGAAGATATAGACCAAGCAAGTTTTAGTGGTGTGAATAAATCTTTTGGACATAAAGGCAATAACTATTCTTTATTTAAGTACAAAGGTGGTGTAAACTGTGGGCATTTTTGGAGTGAGAATTTATACAGATTAAAATCTAAAACAGAAAAGTATATCTCAAAAGGTAAAGAAGTAGATAACATACCAAAGAGTTATGTACCAAAAGGAGAAGAATACAAGACTGCAGAAATAGCACCAAAGGATATGCCTAACAATGGAAGACACCCTAACAATAAAGGATAAGATATGGCAACAGCATTATTTATAAATAGAACGGATTTAGTAAAGAACAGTATTCTTGATGGTAACACAGATACGGATAAGTTCATACAATTTATTAAGGTAGCACAACAGATAAACATACAGAATTATTTAGGTACTGATTTATACAATAAGATTAGTGCAGATATATTAGCAGGTACATTAACAGGAAACTATTTAGCTTTAGTAGAAGATTATGTACAACCTATGTTAATACATTATGCTATGATGGAGTATTTACCTTTTGCTGCATATCAGATAAAGAATGGTGGAATTAGTAAACACAATTCAGAAAATGCAGATGGTGTATCTAAAGAAGAGGTAGATTATTTAGTACAGAAACAAAGAAACTTTGCAGAGTATTATACGAGAAGATTTATAGATTATATTAGTTTTCACGAAGAAGATTTTCCTGAATACAATAGTAATAACAATGAGGATATAAGTCCTGATACAAATGATTTGTTTAACGGATGGGTTTTGACTTTAAC